AAATTTCCTGAAACTGTTGTTCTTGATGAGATCGTATTTTTCTTTGAGCTTGTACGATATTTTCTTTTCTTCGTCTTAGCTTTCTCTCAACTTTCGCAGCTTCAGTTGGGTCTTCATCAAATAATTTATCAAGTTCTTTAGAACTTAACTCACTATTGACTTCAGCGTTTAAAGTCGCTGTAAGAGTATTCAAATCCTCAAATTTGGTTGAATAGTCTTTTAACAGACGATCTTTGTCAGAAGCAATTTGCCTTCTTTCAATGGCAAGTTCTTCTGTCTTTCGTCTGTAGTCGGCATCTTTTTGATAACCTGCTTTTAGTTCATCAAGGTCAACTTCAATCTTTTCACCATTTACAATTATTTGGTGTAGTGGAGTTTCTTGAGTTTCTTCAGCGTTTTCCGCTTCAGATGCTTGTACTTGATCTTCAACTTTCTGAGGTTGTTCCTCAGTTTGAGTTTCCGATTGTTGTTGATCTTCAGATTTTTTTTCAGAAGTTTCCTTTTCAGGTTTAACTTCTTCTTTCTTTGTATCAACTTTGTCAGCTTTTTTCTCTTGAGGTTCATTAGTTATCGGTTCATTAATTTTCCCCTGATCTAATAATCCCTCAACAGCTTTAGCTGCACCTTGCATTGTCCTATTAGACAATAGTGGATTTGCTTCAGACATATAGTCCTCCTTTGTTAAGCTCCCATTATGGGTTGGCTTATCCTAACCTTGATGATTAGAATTATTTTTCTTTGTTATTCTGGAAATTAGACAATTGTTTTTCTGCTAATTTTCCAGTTTCAAGAATCTCTTTAAAATGCTGCTCTACTTTTCCTAGAACCTGATAGGCTATCCATAATTTTTCTCTAGCCTCATTTTCATTTACAGATGTTCTATCTAGTAAAGCCTCAGAATAAATTTTTTTAAGAGTTTCAAAAGACTCTTTAAAAAGTTCATTCTGTAATATCTGTTTCGCCTGAGATGATCTGCTCAATTCCTTGAGCCTCTTGTCTTGGTCTCTGCTGTCCATTTTTGTTTTCAAACTGTTCGGTGAACATATTAGCACTTTTCTCTGCTAGTTCAAGGTTTTTAGAGCCTTTAGCAATTATAACCCTATCTAATTCAGCTTCTGCTTTAAGTTTTGTAGTATCTAATTGTGTATTATATTTTAAAGCAATATCTTTAATCTTAGCCTCAAAGTCTAATAATGTATCTTGATGTTTTTGTTCTAGCTCTTTGTATCTTAATTCTATATCTGCAATTTTTCTCTTATTCTCTGCATCAATTCTAGCCATTTCAATTTTTTCAATTGGAGTAATTTCAGGAGGAGGAGGAGGAGACATTAATTTCTGACCTTTAATTGGATCAATAAAATAACTTCCAACAGTCTGTAATCCTGCGTTTTCAATAATTTTAGATAAAGTGTTATAAATATTTTTCATAGTAACCATAGGATAATCCCTTCTTCCCTGAAGTTCAAAAGCCTGTAGTTGTTTTTGTAAAATATTATTTAACATTACTACTTGTTGTTCTTTTGTGCCTGTGCCTAAACCAACAGTAATAGAAACATTAAAACGATCTTTCCATTCAGTAGGCAATACTGGAATGTACTCATTGTTTATTTGAATAATTTTTTCCTTATCTTGATACTTAACTGATAAAGCAAACATTTTTCTAAATAAATCTTTAACACCTGTTTCAGCAAAAATTCTTGCAATCAATTCTGATCGCATTTGCGTTTGATTCATTATTGCACTAATTCCAGTTGCTGTTTTGTTTAAACTTTCTGAATCTAAACCTTGATTGTATTTTGTAACACCAGTTCTAACTTCTCTAACTTGATCTAAGTATTCTAATAATGGAAATGCTTGTTGAGAAATTGGTTGAGCTTGTATAGGCTGCATAACTTGATTAGGTGGTTGTTTAGTTCTTACAACACCTCCAGGTCTAGTTGTTAATAAATCATCCATGTTCACCATACCATCCATGATCGCAACTCTATTATTATTTGTTAAATACATATTATCTAACAATTGTCTCATTACAGTTGATTTCATTAATTGTATATCCTCAACTAATTCTGCAACTGATCTACCATAAAATCTGTGAGGCATAGGAATTGGTGTAACTGAAACAAAAGGAATTTGATCGCATGGCATATTTTCTAAAATTTGATATGCACTAGAACCTACTGAAACTACTTTTCTAAGTTCAGCAATACCATCACCATCATAATCATAACGAATATAATTTTCATAAATTTGTATTCTTTGTGTAGAAGGATCATTAGAAGTATCATAAGGATAATCTTCTATATTTCTAAATCTTGCTAATTTTTCTGTATTTAAAATTGTAGAATCTGAAGTAGGTAAGTTATAAACTTCTTCTTTGCTATAACCCATTTCAATTAATTGTGTTCTTGTAAGTTGAACTCTGTGAGCTACATAGTCTGCATCTTCTAATCTAACCGCAGCTTTATCAATTAAAAATTCTTCTGGTGGAATAGACTCAACTTTAATTTTTCCTTTCTTTGCAGTTCTTTTAATTTTACAATCATGTAATTTAGGAGTTGGAATATCCATATCCATTCCTTGAGCAGCCATTTGATCTTCAAGCTCATCAATTGCTTTATCTGCTTGAACATCCTCCTTAACTTCATCTTCTAAAATTTCTACTTCAGGACTATCAATTAAAACTTTATATTCTTCATCGGTTAAGTTTTTATAAGTTTCATGTTCTACTTCTTCTGTTTCATCGTAAAAAACTTTTAAGACCCCATTCTTTTCTATAAGAGCATCTTTAAAAAAATTATATAACAAAGTAAAACCATCATTCTCTTTGTAAAAAATATGATTTAAATAAGCAGTTGCTTGATCTGCTAAAGGTTCATCTTCAGCTTTAACTGGTTCGCAACGAACCACCTTATCAGAGGATGTAAAGACTCTAAGTAAATTAGGTAATAAACTTTCTATAGTGTCAGCTACATCTGTGCTAACAACTTGGCTTCTTCCAGCCATTTCATTTCCTAATTTATCTCCTTGATAATACTCTAATGATTTTTCTCTTTGATCTGAAAGTAATCCTCCTAAGTAACCAATAGCATTATTGATTTGTCCTTGAAGAATACTTCTTAATTTTGGATCGTCTAATACTTGAATTTTTTTTGCCATATTAAATTACATAACTTGTATCAATTGCAACTTGTTTTTTCCAGTCTGTTACCTTGCCACCAATAAAAGTACACCCTGTTCTAAAAGCATCAGCAGGATGACTTGCAAAATTATGGGTCGGTCTATTTTTGAAACATTGATTTTTCTCATCCCATTTTTTTTGGTAAGCCTTCAACGCTTCAACACCCTGATAAGTCTTGTTTTTGTCAAAGTAGCATTGGGTCAAAGTCTTTCTTACAATTTCAATTCCATCTTCAATTGCAAGTTTTGGTGCTATGTCAAAAGATATACCTAATTCTAAGGCAGATTCCAACCTTGATTTCCCATAAGCTCCTAATTCCCTTACTTTTATATCATGTGGAGCTATATGTCTATCATATTTATAGCCTTTTGAGTCTAATACATCTGCATAGAAGTCTAATCCTTCTCCTGAGTTTTCATAATAGTCTATAACTCTTAAAAAATCTCTATGCCTTTGGACAAACCAAATAGCTGTTGAATCTTTAAGACCTAAATCCCACCATGTTTCAGTCGGTAAATTTTCATCATAAGGAACTTCAGTAATTCTTTTTTCAATTTGCATTTCTTCTATGATTTTTCCATAATATGAGCCAGTAATTGCAGCTTGAAACGAACATTCAAACTCTTGATCGTACAAATCCTTTGACATAATGGACTGTGCCGCCTCTAATTCTTCATCATCTAGGATTTTAGTTTCTGATGCTTTAAAAACTCCTGTCCACCACCCCTTCTCATCCTCTGATTGTTTGTGTAATTGGTAGAAATAATTTTGCCCTTTAGGAGTTCCTATGAATATGCACCAACCTTTCCTATCTGCTAAGGCTGGTCTAATAATTTCTGGAAATAATGCTGGACTAATGTTCTGAGTTTCATCAAATATACACCCATCTAAAAATATACCCCTTAACGCCTGGTCGTTCTCTGCTCCTAAAATTGTAATCCTTGCTCCATTTGGAAAATCACACCTCAATTCTGATTCATTGAATTTTATAAAAGGAATATTCTTAGTATAATTTTTAATATAATCCCATGCTGTAGATTTACCTTGTTTAAATGTTGGCGAAATAAAGGCATATCTTGGATTTGGTATGGGATTGGTTAAGGCTGCCCTAATTAAGTGATTAATACACATTACAGTCTTGCCAGACCTCCTATGTGCAACTATTACATTGAATCGGTGCTTAGGGATTTGTGTGTGCAAAAATTTTTGTAATTGTCTTGGGCTGTATGGAATGACTATTTCTGGCATTTAAAACAAAACCCCCATACTAATGAATAGTCGTATTTGGTGGGATTTGCAAGGGGTCAAAAGGTGTAAATGTTTCTATTCCTAACTCATCAACCATAAACCTGCTGAAGTCATGTGCTTGTTCATAGTTCTGAAATCCTGAAAAATGTATGCTTACAGTTTGATGTTTCTCACTAACAAGAATTATGGCAGAAATATGTTTTTTAAAATTATCCATAGGTCGTTTTTTAATTTAACTATGTGTACCTCCTAATAACGCTAACGCAGGATCGCAAAAAACTTCGCTGGTGGGTTGCATTTAAAACCCCCACTCTAGCGTTAATTGAACAAGTTTAAGTTTGTTCTGATAGTCCTCTACTTATCGGTAACAACAGAAGCTAGAAATTTCTGGACCTAAACTGATATGGTTCTAGTTTGAGTTGTTTTTTTTCTTTTTTATTCTTTTTCTTTTTTGTCTTTCCCTTTTCTATAAAGGTGCAGGCAACTTTACAAGAAAAGGTAGGAGCAACAACACCAAAAGATCTTGAGTTTATTATCTTTTTTATTTATCAGACCATTTAACTATTAATGGTTTATCACCATTAAAGCCAACATTTACCTGTGATTTTGGGTTATATTTAGGTAATAAAGCAGATGATTTAAACTTAATTAAGCCTATTATTTCTTTTTGTAGGTTAGATATTGCAAGACTTGCCCTTTGATTTGGATTATCTTTTAAGTCTAATATTGATTGTTCTAATCTTTCTATTCCATTATCAAGAATATAGTCTATTCCATCCATTTTGGCTTGATTATATTTTTCTCTTGTTTTATCTCCTTTTTTATCACATTTAAGCAAATGCTTTCTGAACCCTTCCCAGCTCAAACCTTTATCTTTTAAAGCTGACTTAATAGATTTACCCAAAGCTAATTGCTCAAAAAGTTCACTACATATTTCAGATGTAAATTTGATATTATTCATAATATATTTTTTTTATTATTGCTATTGACAATTGTCTATTGACAATATATTAATTGGTTAATGTTTAATTTATACATAATAAAACAACAAAAAGAAAGGGTTTAAAATGAGTAAATTACATCATACGAAGTACAAAGAAAACTACAAAAAGTATATTCTTGGTACTATTGAAACTGGAATAAATGATGAACCATTAAAAACAGAAAAAGAAAAGATTAATTATATTTTTGATCGTTTCAATTCTGAACATGGTTTTATGGTTGAAAGAGTAGGAAAACAAAAAGCAATAGCTGAATGGTTGAGTGGTTTGGCTTTAGATATAGAATATTATTATGATGATATTGTAAATCTAGCTGTAAAAATGGGTTCAATAGATCCTAATCCAAGCGATCAATTAAGGTCTAAAGTTGAACAAAATTATTGGTTATTTATGGCTAATATAATTATGAGCTTTGAACCTAAAAAATAATTATATGCTATTGACAAACAATAAATACAATGCTATTGACAATTAAAAGAAAGGATAAAATAAAATGGAAGGAACATTAACAATTATAAAATGGTTAGCTTTATTGTTCAGCTCATTAATGGGCATGATGTTAGCTGTTGGATCAGAATACACAACAACTGGACTTGTTTTGTTTTTTGGTTGCTTTTTAATTTTTGCTGTAGATGTAGCAAGAAATTTTATTGATTAAAGAAAGGAAAACAATGATTAAAAATATATTAAACTTTTTAGATTATGTTTTATTCCTAATAATGATTTATTTTTGTTATTTAGGTTTAAAATATGCTCCACAGATTGAGCAATTAATAATTGAATTAAAAGGGGGTGTAATATGAGTAATAATACTTATGGCATTGTTTCTGGACCTGACAACATTTATACAGATGTATCAAGGACCTTAAAAGGTGCAAAAAGATATGCAACAAATAGAGGATATGACAAAGTTGGAATTAGATATAATTCTGGCTATCATTGTTCAGTTGTTGCTATAAAAATAAATAATAAATGGACCAAACTAAAAAAGGGGGAATAATGAAAAAATATAGTGAAAAAAGAAAAGGAAGATAAAAAAATTATGAGCTATTTGGAATTTAAACTAATGAAAGAAATGGCTTATGAGAGTACCTATGGCAAAGATGAAGAAATAAGAAAACAATATAATGACTATGTTACAAAAGAAAGGAGCAAAAATGAAAAGTAAAGAAGTAATAAGAAGAATAGTAGCAAATATATATTGGAGTTTAAAAAGAGATTATAAAGACATGGAACTACAAGATATATATTATGATGTTGGGTTGGTAGTTGGGTATTGTCAAGCAATAGATAGAGCAGATATTTCACATAAAATATATAATAACTTTATGGAGTGTAAATAAACCACATTATAATAATGATTGAAACATTAATAATTATTGAGCTTGTTTTAATAGGAATTTATTTAATCAATCAATAGAAAGGAAAAAGGGTAAAACATGGGGTATTCTATGGATAAGATGAAAAGGTTAATAATATGAGAGCTTGGGTTAAATTTCCTGAAAATCAAGATTGTGGAGATTGTCAACTATGTTGTAAATTACCACACATAAACAAAACATATTTAAAAGATAAAGAATTTAAAAAAAATGGTTTTGAGTGGTGTAATAATTGTGAAAAAGGCATAGGTTGTAAAGTCTATAAAGATAGACCTAACACTTGCAAAGACTTTGAGTGTTTGTTTAAAGTTGGATTTCAAAAAGAAAGACCTAACAAAGCTGGTTTTTTAGGAATTCCTGAATCTGTAAATGGAATTAACTTTAATGAAGCTAAAGTTATGAC